GGTTGCTCTCTGTATGTTTATCGCAGGAGAGCTTAAAGAACATAGAATAAAACAATCTATGTCAGATTGTTTGAAGGGAAAACGCCTAGCAGAACGTGATGTAAATGTTAATATTCAGTACATGTGTGGGACTGTAGAAGCAGAGCTTGAAAAAAATATAGATGGTAGTATAAGTATAAAAAGAATTATAAAACCAAAATAAAATGCAAATCGTACCTTTGTTAAATTATGGGGTTTTAAAAAGTAAAATTAATTTAACCTTGTATGATTCCTTATTAAAAGAATGTTTAGATTTAAATAATAAAAAAGAATTAACTTCAAATTTAACTAAAGATAATGTTGCAAAACATTACTATTTAAAAAATATAAATACTGAAAAACTTCATCATTTTATAAATGATATGCTTATCGAATACGATAAAATTTATCCAAATTATTTAAAAAATTTTAGTATTATTAATACTCCACTTCCTTTAGTGCATGGTAAAGTATGGATTAATTATCAAAAAAAAGGAGAATACCTTCCTCTTCATGAACATGATGGTATTTTTTCTTATTCCTTATGGATGAAGCTACCAGTTGAATCTGAGTTTCATTTCAATTATAATTCTATTATTGGTAGAAGTTTGACACATAAATTTATTTTAAATAAAGAAGAAGAAGGGAGTATAATTTTATTTCCATCTTTACTTAGACATGTTGTTTATCCTTTTAACAATTCTGATGAAACAAGAATATCAATTTCAGGTAATATAGAATTTAATGGTAATAAATAATGAACCTTTCTAGAAACTTCACTTTGTTAGAACTTATTAAATCCGATACTGCTGTTAGAAAGGGGATTAATAACAATCCTTCAGCTGGTCAAATAGAAAATCTAAAATTACTATGTGAAAATATTTTACAACCGGTCAGGGATCATTTTGGCAGAGTTAAGATAACTAGCGGATTCCGTAGTGAAGAACTATGTTTAGCCATTGGTAGCTCAGTAAACTCACAGCATGCACAAGGCTGCGCTGCAGATTTTGAATGTGCAGGTGTAGATAATGCTGAAGTTGCAGATTGGATTAAAAAAAATCTTGAAACAGATCAATTAATTTTGGAGTATTATACTCCTGGTGAGCCAAACTCAGGATGGATACATTGCAGCTGGGTACCCGAAAATAGAAGAGAACAATTTATGTTAGCCTACAGATCAGAAGGTAAAACAAAATATAAACCCATAATAGGAAAGGCAAAAGATTTAGTGTAATGGCAATATCTAGAGGTCAAATAACAAAACAGATAGAGGGACAATTGAGAGGCGCTAGAGGTGAAAAAAAGAAAAGATTACAGGTCAAAAAGAAACCTAATAGCAAAAAACCTAAGGTCTTCAAAGTTTAGCCAAAAAGTGGTACAATCCAAGAAATTGTATAATCGCAAAAAGGATACTAATGGCAACATCAGGAACTACGAGCTTTAATTTAAACATAGATGATGTTATTTCTGAAGGTTATGAAAGATGTGGTTTATCAACCAACTCTGGTTATGACATGCGTTCAGCTAGAAGAAGTCTAGATCTATTATTTGCTGAATGGGGCAATAGAGGTATTCATCTTTGGAAAACCGAATTAAACGAAATACCTATGGTTGCAGGACAAGCTGAATACACCGTTGATTCAGATGTTAATGATGTTCTTGAGGCTTATGTATCCTCAACTGCTGCAGCATCAAATAATGCAAATACTCAAGATGTTTCAATTACTAAAATAGATAGATCAGCTTATGCTGCATTACCCAATAAATTAGCAACTGGACAACCATCACAATATTATGTTGATAGACAAACAACACCTAAAATATATTTATACCAAGCACCAGATTTAAACACTTACACAACTTTAAAATTTTATGTAATTAAAAGAATTGAAGATGCAGGTGCATATACAAATGATGCAGATGTTGCATATAGATTTTTACCATGCATGTGTGCAGGATTAGCTTATTACATTTCAATGAAAAAAGCACCGCAACTTGTACAACAAAATAAATTAATTTATGAGGATGAATTGAAAAGAGCGTTAGATGAGGATGGTCAAAGAGCATCAACATTTATCACTCCACAATCTTTTTATCCTAATGGAGTTTAATTATGGCAAAATGGGCTACAGGTAAAAAATCACAAGCAATATCCGATAGATCGGGTATGGCTTTTCCATACAATGAAATGGTTAAAGAATGGAATGGATCGTTAGTTCATTATTCTGAATTTGAACCTAAGCATCCACAAATTAGAAGAAAACGTATTGTAGCTGATGCTATTGCTTTACAAAATACAAGACCCCAAAGATTTCAACAACCAACAGATATAAGTGGAGTTGAGGCAGATTCAGGTGGAGCTTCAGTAGGTGTTGCTAATTTAACACTTCCTGGAGATTTTGCTTATGATAACAAAGGTACTTCTGCGATGATACCTGCAGATCCTTCTTTGCAAAATAGAAACAGACAGCTTTCTATTATAATTAGATCTGTAACAGTGGAGATTTCATAATGGCAATAACTTATTCAGATTTTTTAACACAAATTAGAAATTATACTGAAGTCAGTAGTAGTGTTTTATCAGATACAATAATACAAAATTTTATTAGATCTGTTGAGCTAGATGTTGCTGGCAAGGTCGATTATGATGATTTAAGAAAATATTCGACATCTAATTTTACAGCGGGGAACAGAGCAGTAAGTTTACCTGCAGATTTGACAATTATAAGATCAGTACAAGTAATTGACAACTCAACTAGAACTTTTCTTGAGAAAAGAGATACAAGTTTTATTTCTGAATATAATAACAATGCTGCTCAAGGTCTTCCTAAATACTGGGCTAATTGGGATGATTTTAATTTAATAGTGGCTCCTACACCAGATTCTGCATACACAATTCAAATTAATTTTATTAAAGATCCACCACAGTTTACATCAACTAATAATACATTCTTATCTACATACCAAGAATCAATGTTATTACATGGTGTCTTAGCTGAATGTTTTAGGTATTTAAAAGGCCCCATGGATATGTACAAGCTGTACAATGATAAGTATAATGAAGAAGTACAGAATTTTGCCCTACAACAAATGGGTAGAAGAAGACGTGCGGAGTATGATGATGGCGTGCCAAGAATTAAAGTGCCAAGTCCTACTCCTAATACAATTTATTAATAAGGAGAATAATTATGGCAATAACAACTAACGCAATTTGCAATTCGTTCAAAAAGCAATTATTAGCGGGTGAGCATGATTTTGATAGTGCAGGTGGAGATACATTTAAATTAGCAATGTATGTTTCTACTGCTACATTAGGAGCATCAACTACTAACTATTCATCATCTGGCGAAGTAACTTCACCAGCAGGATATACTGCAGGTGGAAAAGCTTTGGTAAATTCTGGAGTTAAAGTTTCTTCAGGAGTTGCAATTACTAATTTTGCAAATTTATCATTTACTGGAGTTACTCTTACTGCAAGAGGTGCTTTGATTTACAACACGACAACTGATGGTGGTACAGGTACTACTGAAGCAGTTGCTGTGTTAGATTTCGGTGGAGACAAGACTGCAACATCTGGAACATTTACAATCCAGTTCCCTGCATTCACAACTTCTGCTGCGATTCTAAGAATTGCGTAATTAAGGAACTAAAATGATATGGCTAGTGCGTGGAATCAAGGAACCTGGGGTCAAAACAATTGGGGTGACCAAGGAAATGTAACTGTACAAGTTACAGGTTTAAATAACGCTAGCTATGGAAGTGGAGCTTACGGTAGTGGAAACTACGGTGGTTTAGATATTCCCTTATCTGTCTCAATCGGCGCTAATTCAGTTACAGCTGAAATAAACGCTGGTTGGGGCAGACTAGATTGGGGTAATCTAGTTTGGGGAGATGCATATACCGTTCAATTAAACGGTATTTCATTAACAAGTGCTATTGGTGAAGAAATACCAATTGCAAACGCAAATGTAGATGTTAATGGAAATTTATTAAATTCAAATATAGGATCAACTACAGCAGTTACAGACTTTAGTATAGATGTAACAGGTATTTTATTATCATCTAATATTGGAGCAGTTTCAACTAATAAATTAGATTCTGCTAATCTACAAATGTCTACAAGTGTTGGAACCTC